TACTTGAAATAAGTTTTTACCATTATAAGATATTGATAGTTCAACATATTCTCCGACAGTGAGTCCATGAGGTGCAATACATTGAAATGAAATGATTGGACTTCCGTTTTGTGTACTATTGTTAATAACAAATGGAATTCCTGTAGACGCTGTCCAAGTTAGATTTGTGTTATTCAAAGAATAATACAATTCCTTATCGTAGTTGTTACTATAACCATAACTCAAATAATAAGTCCAATTGTATGTGTATGCACTTTTCGCTTTGTAGTCAATGTGCTGGTCAGTAATATTAGGTCTAAAAAAATCAAACTCATAATATTGAGGTAATCCTCTCCATACTCCGTTAGACTTTGATACTTCTGGTTGAGTATAATATAAATTGTATTGGAATGGAGTATAGGTTGTTGTCCCTGTATAGGTATTTCCGTAAAGATATGTTACTTTGAATGTTGGTCTAAAAATTAAACACGCCTGTCTTTCATCGTCATATACTTGAGCCAGACTGATAGTACTGCTTCTATCATATTCGATAATACCCTGACTTTTCTCTTCCAACGAAATAGAAATTTCTTGGTCAATAGACGGTGCCGATTGATACTCTAAATTACTCGGTATGATTTTATAGTTATTCAATTAAAGAATATTTTGTTTTGAATTTATCTAATGCTGATTCACCTTTAATAACACCAAAATAGAATTGGAATGGTGCACCAACAATGAATTTATCACTTGTTGCACCAACTGTCGAATAAACACCATTAGAATCTACACTGAATATGTATCCTCTTGCATATAAATCATTAACACTTGATGTTGACGGTCTAAAATAATTTGGTTGAGTTAACTTAGTTCTATCTAAGGATTGATATCTTTGGTTTTGAACAATGTCATCAGGACCTGTCGCCCAACTATTATATTGGTTACCAAATATTGTTGTTGTATTATTTAATTTCCATTGATAGAACGGAACTACCTGTGATTTGATACCATAAGGGTATGGATAGTAATTAGAATTATCGTCAGTTCTAAAATTAATTCTTCCAGGTGTAACGTAATCTTTAAATTGAATGTCATTTGTTGATGATGAAAACCACACAGCAATTGTTGGGTCACTAGCAGTACCTAAAATATTTGTTGGGTCTGTCGTTGAACCAGGAACATTATCATAATATTCAGGAGAAAACTTAATTACTCCTTCTTCTGAGTTAATTGACATTAATTGAGCCAAATCACCATCGATTCTTCTAGCCTGATTAAATAAACTAACATTATTTCTACTAAATAATTGATTCAGTGCGTTGTCACCAACCGCAATTATTTGACTTAAAAAACTTTCATCAGTAATTCTCGAAATTACAAATAAATTTACTAAATCAGACACATCCCCATAACTTGTTGAGTCTAAATTTGGCATGATATATCCTCTAGTCGTTGGGTCAAAAGTTATTTCTTGGTAGAAATAATCTTTCATCCCTAAGTTGATAATTGTTGTTGGGAACAATAAATTTTTAACGTTCACACTTCCTTCAGGTCCATTAATACCAACAAATTTTTTACTACTATTGTTAAATGGACTACTTCGATAATAGAAGTTATTTGTTGCACTATCAAAATGAACCAAGTCCGTACAAAATAAAGAATATGGTTGATTCCTACTATTATATCTAGTATCAACTTGTACCGGGAACATATACAAACTTCCGTTAACCCAGTTATTCATAAACGATTGTGAAAGTACTCCTCTACACAAACCATAGAAAAATCTAAACCTGAAACCCCACTCGGCAAATGTTTTTAAATCTTTACCTAAATCTGTTAGTGGTTTTCTCATAAATAAATAACAACCATTTTCTACAGCATCATCCGCTGTACACTGCTGATTAATTTCAAAGTTAGTTCCAAACCCTTGATAACATTTTAATCCGACCATTGACTCACAGTTGAAACTTTCCAAAACTTTAACTGAATTTGTGAGACCTTCTAAATCAGGTGTTACAATGTCAGCCCCTGTTGTAAAGGTAGAACTAGTAACATCGTCACTATCTGTATTGAGAACGTATATTGCAAAGTTGTTATTTTGTTGTAAAATAGAGGGATTATTTGTAAAACTTCCACCATCTAAAGAATCGGATGTCGGTAATCTATCAGTTCTTAACACATTCAACTGAGAAGTACTGAGTGTCACAGAGTTTGACGAACTTGAAAATATACTATTAGTATAGTATGAGTATTTGAAATAGTTTTGAAAGTTTAATGGTATCAATCCTCCTCTGTTATAATCAAGACATCCCATTAACGCCGCTCCCGATAAATCCTCTGAACTATCATAAAATGAACTACTAGGATTATTATCATAAAATCCATTAGATGTTTTTGTAACTAATTCACCACCGCTTGTAGTACCATAAGTGGTAGTCACTTCAGAACTTAGAAGACCATAGTAAGCAGTGTTGGTTGTTGTATATCCAGTAAATTGACCTCCCGGTACAGTACTTCCACTAACTCCAGGACTAAAAAAGTATGATTGATAAAAAATATCACTCTGATTATTATATCCTTGTATGGTTGTTGATGTATTAGTTAACTTTTGTATTGGTATATTGAGTCTCGTTTCTGCGGTGAAAGTCCAATTAGAATCAAATTCATCGGTACCAAATATATCACCTAAACTATATTCATTTTTGTATTTTGGTGAGTAGGGGTCAACTCCTCTTTGTAAAACTAAAACATATTGATTTTGAAAATCATCATAATAATCTGAAGCTTTAAAATCAGACCTACCATCAAAATGATTATATGCTATAGCTATTTTACCCCAAAAATCAACACTTGTAGGGGCTTCAAAAAGATTTGGAAAAGATTGTGAATCATTACTATTCCAAATTGCTGTAGCTTGAGACACTGTTAATGCGGTAATTACTTGAAAATACTCCACGTCTGATGGAAACTTATAATTATTTTCAGTTGACCCATATGGGAGATTATAAACTATTGTAGGTGAATTAACGTATTGTGAAGTTGCATAACTAACATTAATTGTTGTTGCACCTGAACCATTATATGAAGTACCACTTATTCCTGTTTGAACACCGTTGATTGTATCTGCACTGTACAAAAAGTTTGTATCTGTTGTACCACTAATGTTAACAAAAGTTAACAAATCACCCGCAGTAAATTGTTCTGTCGATAAGACCGTCAAAGTATTATCATAGTGATATTTCCCATTGTTTGAATCTTTAGCGAAAGTAACTTTCATTTTATTTTTACCTATGAAATAATTTTTTCGTTGGTTAAATATATTCACTCGTTCTCCTAATGGTAATGATTTCGACGATGCAAAAGCCGATAGAGTAGTATCCGAAATAGTAAGCGTAACCGTTTGAGATAATGGTAATTTATAAACACTAGAGTTATTCTTAAACGCTACTGTATTTTGTCCAGCAAATGCCTCGCTGAAGGCCACCGACATTGCATAAGCATTTGTTGTGTCTGCAGAAAAATAATCCGTTAATAGACTACTGTAACTTGATGGTGATGAAAGATAACTTAAATATCCCGAAGTATCAGTACTTTGATTTAAAGCAGGACTTGTTTGCGTACTTGAACTACAATCACACGCTTGACAATCAGGATAAGTAATCATCGGTAATTTTATTGTATAATCTCTTTTACTACAATATTTTTTCCATTTTCTAAATGGATACCAAGTTATTGCAACGATACTAAAACCAATACCCGAAAGCCAACATAAAAATTCTAATACTAAATTATACAACCAAATTAAAATGTGTGCGATAATAAGAACCGAAATTCCTATTGGTTGAATAATTGTAAATAAAATAGAAAATACGAAGAATAATAAATCAAAGTTTCTGAATCCGTCATTTACTGGAAATTTATTAACTGTGCTAGCACAATCGTCATTATCTATTTCTTTAATACCAATGAATCTACCTTTGGCTCCTTTTTTATACTCATCAATTAATCCAGCAACTGTGTAAACTCTATTGAATCTAAACTCATAAAATGTATCTTCACAATCAATCGCTTCATTCAATCTATCTATTTTTTGGGACCCGCTAAATCCATTAGTATATCCACTCCAAGCCAATCCAAAATAATATGAACTTGCCAGTTGTCTACTATCAGGACCATATTCTTTAACATTTGGGACTAAGTAATTTGGTCTTCTTGTTTGAGTTGTCAAAGCCGCTGGTTGTTGCCATTTTATTTTAAATCGATACTTCGCCTTTGTTGGAATACCCACAGTTGGGTCATTGGATAATACTTTCTCACCAAATTGATTCGTTACCAAATAATCTAAATTCATCGGTAATTCAGTCAACCATGTTCCACTACCGTCAATTACATTTCCCGCTTGTTCTAATTGATACACTTCCAATATTGGATTACCATCAGAATCTTGTTGTATAGTTTGTCTTATCGCTAAAATCTGACCAGGTCCTGCAACCAAAGAACATAGATTACCCATATTATCCCTTGGCTTACAATTTCTTCTAACTCTAAATGAGTCCGCTGTTGAGTACACTGAACCCATAAATGTTGCCGTAGGCTGAATATCAATATTAGCATCGTTTCTTAAATCAAAATCAATTCTATTAATTGCTATTTGACATATATCAGGGTCACCCCACAATGGAGATATCTCCGCATTTGTTGTCAAGTTAACAATTTGTGGTAATGAATTAAGGTCTGTTGATGTTCTGAATTGATTTCCCGCGACTTGAGCTTCAGTAGCTCTACCCATTCTAATTAAATCCTGAGGGGTTAATGAAAACTCACCGATGTCAGATAAATCAACATCCATTACGATAGTTTGACTACCTAATGGAACACCCATAATCATGTAATCACCACTTTCATTTGTCTTGGCAGTAAGCTTGTAGTATTTGTCGTATATTTCAACAGCAGTTGCACCTGTTAACGCATCAGTTCTTGATGGTAAGGTACCTGTCGCGGCGTGTTTTGAATATGATTTTTCGTATGGTAATAAATTGTATCTATATCCATCACTATTGATATCCGTGATTGATTTATATGGATAGATACTTTGAATAATTGGGTTAGATTCGTCAACACTTTCGATTGGAATGAAAATAGAAACCCTTGCATTTGGTAGACCAAAACCATTGTTGGCACTAACTCTTCCCACTATAACACCATAATCCGCACAACTTCTCGTATAGATATCAGACTGTTGTATCTTTATCGAAAGTATTTCAAGAAATTCAAATTCTTGGTCTAACTGAAGATTGATTGTTTTATTAACCCCGACCTCTGTTGGTATTCTATATGATTGACCCATTAAATGGTTTTAACTATAAATAGTTTATGTGGTATTTTATCAAGAAAATACACCACATTAAATTATAGTTCAAAGAAGGTAAAAATAAACTTATGAGAACGTAACTGATTGGAAGTTCTTGACAGATACTCTAATATCCTTATTTGGATATCTAATTTGATAAACCTGTGAAGGTTGTGCAAAGATTGTATCGTCAACTGGTCCTATTAATTTTGTTTCAGGGTCAGCATAAACCATTGAAGTTTCTGCGGAAGAATATTGACCCCCAACTTCATTATAGATATCAAGACCTGCAACTGTTAAGACACCATTTAGGTTTTGAATAATACTTCTTATTTCAGATAGATAGATATTCTGACCAAGTTGTCTTGTTTGAGGATTAAAGTATGTTGATACAGCATCAATAACAGACGAAATAATTTGACCTGAGTTTTGAGCGGCGTCCAAAACGATTGAAACATCTACACTCACGTCAATTACTTCAGCAGTAAAGATTGAAATGTAATCGTTCATCATTCTATAGTTAGATAGATAATTTGCAATATTTTGTTTCAAGGTATTAGATACAATATTCGTTAATTTACCCGAAGTATCGTATGATAATATTTGAATCATTATTTTATTATCGTTTTCAGTGATGGATACTTTTGCTGGTGCTCCGAACTGAGCTGGCATGTTTCTAATAATAGATTCGTAATCTTGTACCGTCACCGCTCTCTTTTGTGCTGAGAAGTTGAATGATACGTAGTTTCTAATCTCTTCGATTGTTGGTACACCCGCCCCACCGATAGCTGCGGTTACGTTATTACATCTTAAAGAACTAATCACCGATGAGTTAGTTGCCTCTGAAGGTCCATTAACAAAGAATGATACCGTACCTATTTGATTGATTACGTTTGTACCCAAGTTAGTCTGTAGTCCACCTCCGACTCTGTACTGAATAAACAGTGTTGAGTTAGGAGATAACGCAGACCCTAATGAAACGTTGTTAGAATATTTTTGTAATTCTAATGTTGTTCCTAAAGTAGTGAATTGGTCTAAAGCATCTTGAGCAGTATTTGTTCCACCACCGAATGTCATTTTCTTGAATCCTTCTGCAGTATATTCACTGATAAATCTATTTTGTGTTTGAATGTATCTACCAACTTTAATACCTGGCTGGTCTGAAACTTTTGTTGGGTCTTCGATAAAAACTCTATCTTCCGCTAAAGCATCCACTTCATACCATCTATTCGATGCACCCATGAATTCAGCGGATGTTGGTACGTTTGTATATTCTGTTCCGTCTTTCAATAGAACACTTGTAATACCTAACACATTTTTCTCAGGTAAGAATAATTCAAAGAATGGTTTTACATCATTAGGTGTAATAACTCTTTTGAAAACTTTGGTAATACCATTAACAACAACCTCTCTTTTTGTAATTGTGTAATTTACTAATATACCGTTTGCATTGAAGTTAGGAATCTTTAACCTGTTAGGAAATCCTTGAGCGTTGTATGGTGAGGTGAAATCGATGTCGTATTGATTTTCAAAAACCAATCCAGCACCAATAACTTGAGAACCTCTTAATAGAGTACCGAGATATCTTTCATCTTCTTTATCACCAAATGCCGGTACTGTAATTGAGAAATCTACTAAAGAAACTGAAGGTCTTTGACCAGGTAACTTTAAACCATATGTTCTGGCAATGTTATAAATTGATGACTTTTGTTGAGCATACTGAAGAACTGTTTCTTGTATACTTCTATCAATATGATAGTGTAAGTTATCTGCAACCGCAGCATTCAAATCCAAGAACACTGAGAAAACTGAAGCGTCATTAAAATCCTGTATTAATTCAGGATAATAAGTTCTGACATAGTTTAACAGTTCGGTCCTTATTCCTTCGAAGTCTCTGGTTGTGTATGATATTTTACGATTAGCCATCTATCTTAAATATTGATAATTAGAAAATCACTCTGAGAAAACGTTTGGGCATTAATTGAGTAATCTATTTTTATTTTTGC